CACGACGGCGGGGTACGACCGGCAGTCGCTGTGCTTCCAGCAGCACGAGTACACTGAGAAGATCCTGGATGGCGTGCTGGAGGACGACTCCTGGTTTGGGATCATCTACACGATCGACGAGGACGATGAGTGGGACGACGAGACGGCGTGGGTCAAAGCCAATCCGAACCTGGGCGTGAGCAAGAAATGGGACGACCTGCGACGGCTGGCAAAGCGGGCCAGGGAGATGCCCAGCCAGCTCAATGCTTTTCTGAGGCTGCATCTGGACGTGTGGACACAAGCGGAGACCAAGTGGGTGAATCTGGAGCACTGGATCGAATGTGGGCAGGCGGTGGATGCGGAGGGGTTGCGCGGGCGAACGTGCTACGCGGGCCTGGACCTGTCGAGCAATATAGACGTGTCGGCGCTGGTCCTGGTGTTCCCGCCGATGGGCGAGGGTGACAAGTACGCCGTCTTGCCGCGCTTCTGGATACCCGAGGAGGCGATGATCGAGCGCAGCCGGCGCGACCGGGTCCCATACGATGTCTGGGTGCGGCAGGGCTACATCACGGCCACGCCGGGCAACGTGATCGACTATGCGTGGATCCTGCACCAGATCGACGAGGACGCGCAGGCGTACGACGTGAGGGAGATCGCGTTCGACCGCTGGGGGGCAACCAAGATCCAGGTAGAACTGATGGAGCGTGGTGGCGAGGATTGGCTGGTGCAGTTTGGGCAGGGGTACGTCGGCATGTCGCCGCCTATGAAGGAGCTGGAGCGCCTGATCATGGAGCACGGCCTGGCGCACGGCAACCATCCGGTGCTGACCTGGATGGCCAACAACCTGGTGGTGCGAACGGACCCGGCAGGCAACATCAAGCCGGACAAGGAAAAGTCGACGGAAAAGATCGACGGGATGGTGGCGCTGGTGATGGGCCTGGACCGGGCCCTGCGCCATGAGCCGCCGAAGCGGTCGGTGTACGAGGAGCGGGGGCTGGAGACAGTATAGGAGGCGAATGAAGTGAGATGGTACGTGATTCCTGCAATTGAGGCATTTCCTAACGTGTACGGTCCTGCGTATGTTCGGTGGACGTGGCACGGTCAGATAGCTAACTCTGAAGGTGTTGTATGCGTGGCACGCTGGAAAGATTACGGGTTTGGTACGTCCTGCTTGGTTGTTGCCGACGTAACCACTGAGCAGCACGCCGTCCTGGCAGCGCACGAGGACGTGATCGCGGTGCCTGCGAACATCGACAACTATATTCCGGCAGCCGCATTGCCAACGGTCGAGGCGAAACTGGAATCACTGGCGATTCCAGGCGACTGGGTGACGACCAGCCACACGTACCGCGACGTGCTGAGGATGACGGCTCATCTGTTCCTGCTTGCCCAGCGGTACAACGGGATGACTGGGCATCATTTCACGGAGATCACAGACCAAACGCTGGATCGGTTGGTTTCCGAGATTCCGACTCAGATCAGGCAGGATCTAAATGCAGCGGCGCAGTCGCTGGGATATGACACATCTATGATCCAAGGCTCGTGGACGCTGCGCCGGGCGTTGCGGGAACTGGCACAGCAGTGGGGAGACACGCCGGTTCTGTTTGGGAACATCGGCGGAGAGCCTGTATCGTTGTGAGGTGATGCGTGGCACTACCAGCCACCGACGATTTTACAGATTCCAATGGGACGCAGCTTACAGCGCACAGTGCAAACTGGACGCTCAACACAACTGGCGTAAGCGGTGATTTTGACATTCAGACAAACACGCTTTGCGCGGATGGTGAGGCCGACGACTACGGGGCACACTGGAATGCGGACTCATTTAACAACGATCAATACTCGGAGGCGTATCATACTAGGCCGACTCCTTCGGGATATGCGGTTGGCGTGGCCTGTCGGCTCATCGGATCGGCAGTCCGCACATATTACGGTTACCTGGCCGACGATAACAACTGCTATCTGATCAAACTTGTAGCAGGATCGGGTTCCCTCTTGGGTACGGGCGATGTGTGGGGCAATGGTATTACTGTGCGCATAGAGGCCGAGGGGACGACGATCACCCCGATGATCGGCGGCGCTGAGGATGAAAGCATCGGGGCGCAAACCGACGGCTCAATAGCCAGCGGTTATGCGGGGGTATGTGGTTATAGTGATGGGACAGGATTGCGCGTTGACAACTGGGAAGGCGGGAACCTGTCGCCGGGCGGAATATCGGTCCCGCTGGATGCGCTGGAACTCGCGGGGGCAGCGCTGGGACTGACGGTATCGCCGGGGGCGGTGAGCATCGCACTGGATGCGTTGACCCTGAGCGGCATAGCGCAAGCCCTGGGTGTGTCGCCCGGCGCGGTACAGGTGGCGCTCGACACATTGGCCTTGGTGGGTGCGGTTGGCGTGTTGAGTGTCGCGCCGGGAGCAATATCTGTCCCCCTGGATACGCTGGCACTGGCGGGCCTGGCACAGAGCCTGAGCGTATCGCCAGGCGCGGTGCAGGTGGCGCTCGATGTGCTGGGGCTGACGGGAACGACACAGGGGCTGACGATAGGCACGGGCGTGATCGTCGCGCTGGATCTCCTGGGACTGACTGGGGCAGCGCAGGCGCTCAGTATCTCTCCAGGCGCGGTGAGCGTGGCGCTGAATGCGCTGAACATCACAGGGACGGCGCAAGGGGTCTCGGTGCTCAAAGGCGCTGTGAGCGTTGCCCTGGATGCGCTGGCGCTGGCGGGGTCCGTGCATCCGCTGACCGTATCGGCGGGGATCACCATTGCGCTGGACGTGCTGGGCCTGAGTGGCGCGGTGGGCAGCCTGGCGGTCGTGCCGGGGGCAACGACGGTCGAGCTGGACGCGCTGAACCTGATTGCAGCGGTCCTGGCGCTGGCGATAGCTGCAGAGGCAGGGCTGATCGACGTGGACGTAAGCGACGCGCTGGTGAGTGATGTACGAGTGAGCGATGCCCTGGCAGCACATGTCGCGGTTGGCGACGCGCTGGTGGGCGACGTGGAAACCTCGGACGCGAGCCGGACATAGGAGGAATGATGGCGGGACTGGAAGGAATGAGTGCGGCCGAATTGAACGTGCGGATCTGGCTGGGCGGGCAATTGCTGCGCTGGATACGGACTGAAAACAACGACGATCCCCGCGCGCCAGAGGCTATCGCACGAATTGAGGAGCAGGTACGGAAACTCAACGTCGAGATCGCACGGCGGCAGAGATTAGAACGTGAACAGAACGGGATAGAGGAGCCGGAGCCGGTCGTGGTCGGCCTGAAGGCTCTACATCTGACGGCGAGGAGGTACTAGTGGCCGAAGGCGATGGAGCAATCTATAACAATTTCAAAGAGCAGGTGATGGAGGGTGAATTCGACCTGGCGAACGGGGCGGACACGCTCAAGATCATCCTGGTGAGCGGGTACGTGCCGGACATCGACACGGACGACGAGTACGCCGACGTGAGCGGCGACGAGTATGGGGCGGGACTGGGCTACACCGTCGGTGGAGAGACCCTGGCCAACCAGGACGTGACGCAGGATAACGTCAACGATCGGGGCGTGTTCGACGCGGATAACGTGACGTGGGCGGCGCTGGGGCCGCTCGTCCCGGCAACGCCGAGCCACGCGATCTTGTACGACGACACTCACGCCAGCGACCTACTGATCTGTTACTGGGAACTGGGCACGACGGCGACGAACGGCGGCGACTACACGCTGCAGTTCAATGCGGTCGGCATCATCACGCTGACGTAGAGGTGACCCGTGGGCTGCTATGACATCGGCGACCTGGTGCGTCTGTCGGCTGAATTCACCGACGCGGTGGGGGCGTACCACGACCCGACTGCCGTCTATTGTAGGTATAGCGACCCGTCCGGCAACGAGACAACGCTGCAGTACGGCGTCGACGTGGCACTGGTCAGAGACTCGGAGGGGCACTACCACGTGGATGTGGCGATAGACGAGGCGGGCAGGTGGCCGTACCGCTGGTACGCGACGGGGACCGGGCAGTCGGCTGGCACGGCGCGGCTCGTCGTGCGGAATAACGCGCGATGACGGCTTTGCTCGATCGTTTCCGTCGTTACCCGACGCTGCGCCAGGTCGTAGTCAACACCCAGACGGGCCGCGCATTTCGCGGCG